GTTCAACACCATGACCGGAAGGCCGAGTTCCAAGGTGGTCCCAATTTCAAAAGCCTGCAAGATCGCCAGACAACAGAACGGAGAACGAGAATGAGTGACACCAAGACAGAAGAAACTCGATACACGGAGGACGAATGGAAGTCGATTCTCGGTGAGGGAATCCACGTCGCCTTCCGAAAGGGAAGCGACCATCCCGAAGCCCACGACTACTGGAAGCTGATTCAGAAGATGCCCGACGAGCTTTGGGACGACGTTCTCGGCTACGTCGTGTGGTCCCTCAGCTACATGAATCTGATCGACGTGAAACCCGACGGTGCCTAGCCTCCACCCGCTACTATCACCGTCCCTACTCGGAGACGTTTTGTACGGATGGGAAAGTTGGGTCGTGCTAGCTGTGGCCCTGGTCGGTAGCTGGTACATGAGCTTGTGGTTTGAAAAGCAACTGAGCAAGCTCCGTTGGTGGCGAGAGACAGACACAGACACGGAAGGCACGAAATGAAAATCATTACCGTAGAAGATCACCAGGCTCGGTACTTGAACGATCTGCTCCAAGCACAACGGGACCGCATCTACAAGGAAGCGGACAGATCACAAGTCGCTTCCGGTTCCAGCGCAGGCCGAGCCAAGGCTGCCGAGCTATCGCGCATCGACTTGATCGTGCTCGCGATCAAAGACGCGGAGGACAAGCCGGGACCATGATCGACTTCCTGTGGTTCATCGCCGTCGCCTGCATCTTGGGCGGACTGCTAGTGATAATGATTCAACTGTGGGAGAAAATTGACTACGCCAAGAGACAGAACCGACCCCAATTCATCGGAGACATTGACGAACCCGACCCCTACCCGCTCAACGCCCACGAATGGCGCTGGCGGCAAGAGCAAATCCAAAGGGAACAAGCTCGGCGGGACGAAGGATGGTTCCCGCAGTGACCCAAGATGCTATTGGTGCGGAACCGGAATCGACCTCTACGTCTACTCCCGCGCCCTCTATCAAGGAATCTCTTACGCCGTCTGCGGAGAACAATGCCCCGAGTGGAAGCCAGGAGCACTCTTCATCGGAATTAGCGGAAGCGGTGTCGGCGCTGGTCGCCGCTATTCGTGACGAAGGCATAAGCCCCAAGTTCCACCACATGATGATGATTCGACATCGTCAACAATGGCCCGTCCTCTGGCAAGCTATCGACCGCATCAACAAGGCTTGGCCCGAGCCAGCTATCGCGGAGGACGTTCGGTAGTCTCAGCCTTGCGCTTCGCGGAAGAGTGGACAATCACGGTGAGTCGCTAAGACAAGGCCGTGGGCCGTGAGAACCGAAAGCCCCGATTGAGTTCGGGGCTTTCGGCTATGCGGGGCAGTGAATGCGGCCCCCTAATCAGCGCCGTTTGTCCGACGCTGACGATGTTCCTCCCACCGATCTTCCTCCCACCGACTCGACTGACCGGCGGCAGCGAGCAAGCTGATTCCAAAAGTCAGAGCCGAGCCGACGAGCACGCCAATGGCAAAGGCGAGCCAAGGATTCAAATGACCTTGGCTCGGTTGAGGTAAACCATCAACTGCTCAACTTCCAGACTGTCTCTCGGGTGAGAGTTGTCATTGAGCAGTCCCGCTTTGTGAGCGTCGGTCCAGGCCGCTTTCGCCCAATCTGAAACTTCGTCCCAATTCGGCTCACCGTTTGGTCCGTCTGCCATATCACCGTCTCCGTTTCCTTTGTCCCACTTGATGTTCTTCACGTCCCACGGCCCGACGTTGATCTGCCAGTGCATCGTGTCGGGCGGGTTGTCTGCGGGCCACCGACCGCCCCACTGCAACGCCTGCTTGCCGTTGGCTCTGATTCCTTCCGCCCGTTCGATGAAGGTCGGTGGGTAGTTGTGCTTGGGCGGATTCTTGTACGGGTTCTTCGACGGGTTGATATCAATTGCCAGCGCATAAGCATGGAGACTCGGAGGTCGGCAGTTATAAGTGCCACCCGCCGATTCCAAAAACAGATACGGCTCGGAGGCCATGACCTGAGAAAACGCCCGCCAGATGGGAGCCGACTCTTCGGCTACCGACAAGTCCCACGTTCGACCATCGCCGGGGAAGGTCACTTTCACAAAGCGGGAAGGCCGACACCGATATGAGGTCCACCATGATCTGATCTGTGTGCTGCTCGCCATTATCGCTCCACTAGTACGCCCGCGATTCCGCACTCGTCGCAGCGGGCCATGAGGTAGGGGTCATAATCGACAGTGCTGATCTTCTGTGTGCTCCCATGAATTACCCAATTCGTAGCGGCTTGGTAGAAGCGAAGCCGTCCATTGCATTTACGACCGTCTGAAAAGCGATGGTCGTGGAGTCCGAAGTCATGTCTCTCGTCCATGCACGCGCATCCTAAGCGACGATATGACCGGCTGTGCGAACGGGTAGGCATCGAATGGCGGAGTCTCGGCATCCGGCTTCTGCTCATAGACAATCCCGTCGTCGCCCTCCACCGGAGTCCGATGGTCGGTCTGCCCTTCCAAGATGTCAGTAGGAATCCCGTAGGGGAAAGCGGCACAAGGGAGCGTGCCGTCCGGTTGCGCCGTCCCGAGATGGACGCATGAGTAGCACATCGGCGTGAGCAAGCTGGTCATGTCAATACAGCCTTACGCAATTGAGCCGCCTGCTCACGTAGCTGCTCGGGTGTAATGCCGGATTCGACGATGTATTGAACTTGCTGAACAATGACTTCATCGTCTGCCGTGATCTTGGGATCAACCGAACTCCAAAGATTCTTCCCAATGATTTCATCAAGAACGGTGTACCGACCCACCTTCATTGTGTTGTAACCAATTTTCTCTTGTCTCGCCTTCCACTTGGGAAGCCAATCAGCCACCTTCTCAGCCAGCTTCGCAGACCGCTCATTCGATGATGCAGACGGAGCCATGAGTGCTGGTGCTGGTGTCTCGCCGACAAACTTGGTTTCAGGTCGCCCAACTTGCTCTCGTTCCTCTGGATTGAGGGTGTCAATCCATGACCGAGCAGTCTCACTCACCACCATTCCGTGTTTCAAATCAGGGTCTAACTCCCTGGCCCACCGATACATGGCGGTAGCAATTCCTTGGCGCTGGTGATCGGGAGTAACGCCGATATGGGAAATCCCACTCAAATTCCAGTGAAGACGACCTACTAATTCCCCATCCCCATCTTTCCGAACTTCGATGGTTCCCCTCCCCTCTGAGCTATCAGAAAGTCGCATGACAAGACCATTGCCCAACTTCCTCTCGTTCGGATTGGCGGCGTAGACGGTTCTCGCTGCCCATGCGTCATAGATCGCCGCCGTCTCGGGGTAGTGCTCTCGCATCCCTGGCAATTCCAAAAGAGCGGAAGCACCGGCCCAATACTCGGCCTTCTCTTCAGGGAGCAGCGATTCATAATCGACAAGCTCGTCGGGAGTGAATCTATCCGGCGGCATCTGGCTCGGAATCTCCATCCCGAGATGCCATGTGTCCCATGCCGATTGCAACTCGGGTGAAATTGGAACGTAGCCAGTGGTCACGCCCGCCCACACTTCGGCAAATGCTTCAGAGGTCTTGGACTTGCCGTACTGAGAGGGAGCCAGTTTTTGAATCTCATAGCGAGCCGCTTGCACTTCAGGCCAGTTAGAAGAATCCGGCATGAGGCCGAACCCGTCTTCATGCTTCACTTTTGAAAACGGCTGACCCACTTCCAACATCGTCTCCGCCAGATACCGGAACTGCCGATGGTGTCCGAACTCATGCACCATCGTCGCCGTGTAATCGCCTTGCTCGGAGCCGACCGACCAGGGAAAGGAACCAGAACTGCTCATGGCCTTCTCTTTGGCCCACGTCTTGCTGTCCATGAAGTGCTTCTCATTGAGCACGATTGCCTTGCGATTCGTAATCGGGCCGATGCCGCCGGGGTGCTTGGTGCCGGGGTGAGCCACAGCAATCGCCGGGGTCGGCTTGACCAACTCGTCGCTCATGGTGTGTGCCGTCTTGTTGGTGACAACCCCATCCACCCACGCTGCGGTCTTAGGGTCGATGCCGGTTAGCTCTCGGTAGCGGTTGGCAAGATTGAATCCCACTTCAGGATCGGTCCCGTCCAAATTGAAAACGGTGGGAGTCCCGCGGAAAGCGGTCAGATCGGCTTCCATCTGCGCCTGTATCCACATCTGCTTCCCGAGTGGCGACAGCGAGTCCCACTCGTCGGTCTTCACCATCGGGGAAAGCGGCTCCCCGATTCCAGTGGTGGGCGGAATGTGAGCCGGATAGGTGGTGGGGATCGGCGGCATGACCGTCGGGATCGGTGTCGGTTCCTCCGGTAGTAGTTCCTTGGACAGATCGACCGGCGAAGTTGGAATCTTCGCTTTCGCCGGTTCCCGAGCCGAAACTTGGTAGCTCCGAGCGTCGAAGTGCTCCCCAAAAGCGGAAGCGTCCCACCGGGGATCGGTCATTCGGACTCGGATGGTTGGATTGCCGGGGTCGTCGGGATCGGGGATGATCGCAGTGACTTCGCCCTGGACTTTCTTGTCGCCCCGCTGCCCATGCCGGAACCCCGGCATGTCGATCAAGTCGATCAGCCCTAGCACGTCGATGAACTTGCCGTCGTGTCCTCTCGGGTGAAGGTCGGGGTTCCAGTCACCAAAGGCAGTCAGTGGGGCGAAAGCAGGGCGACGAACGAACGCCCGTAGCGCCTCCGCCCTCACCGACTGGTCGTTCATCCGTGGACTTTGGACCGCAGAGAAGCCGCCACAGCCTCTCTATGGACGTTCCTGCGGAGTGATTCGATGTGCGCCTCTCTGTCTGTGGAGACAGCTTGGATCGCCTCAGCGACCGCCTCACGCCTCTCTGCGGCGGTCATGGTGATATCCGGCCTGGACTCAATGGCTTCCAGACGGTCATAGACCTCTGTTAGCCCCGTCTTGATCGACTCGTCGATACTGAGGCCGAGACTCTCTTCCAACGCCAGATCGACCAGCGGTTCCACTCCGGCGGCAACCAAGGCAATCGGTACGCCCGCGGCAACTCGGGCGCGGGGAATGGGAATGCCGGGAACGTTGACCGCGCAAATGGCGACAAGCTCCAAACCACCGTTGATCGGTCGCCAGTCACCGGAGACTGAGGAAGCTCGGATCGTCCGCAAGCGGCTCTCGCTCACGTCTGGGCGAAGCGCCCCGGCGACCCAGATTCCAAATCGGTCCTCACCGACGTTCACGTCCATGATTGCCGAGTCAGTGTTGTCGTAGTGGGCGACCGCATCTGCCACCGTTGCGTCGAGCGGGGCATGACCTCCACTGAGAGTGATCTGCCCGACATCTACGAAACTGCCGTCGTCTAACTCGACCACGCCAGTCTTGAAAAAGGCGTACTTCGACTTCGACTTGGGAGCGCGCACTGATCCGCTCATGCCGATGTGCGACTGCTTCCACGATGCGACGTGGCCCCGAACTTGACCCGAGCCTTCGATGGTCATTGGAGACAGAGCCATGAAGTTCGGATTTTCAAACCACACTCTCGGCGGCTTCACCGGGAACGCCCCGGCGACGATGGTGTGGGATTCCCGCACCATGCCCCATTCGGCATAGCCCTCATAGATGCCGTCTTGTAGACGACTAGTCATTCGACAGTCCTTTCTCCCTCTCGGATCGAATCGTTCTCAGACTGGCGATCCTTACTTGCTGGTGTTCTATCTGGGTCTGGTTCTTGGCTCGGACTTCTCGTAGCCGTTGGACTTTCAAAAAGCGTTGACTGGCGAGCATGGCCCGCCGGTCGATCCCGCTGGAAACCAATGCTCTGATGTCCAGTTGCCCGATTGCCTTTTCCAGTTCGGCAATCTCGGAACTCGCCACCATCTCGTCGAGCTTGAATTCCTCTTTCTGAATCCGCTGGTCTATCTCCGCCAGTGGGTTGACCTCCATCTCGGGACAGCAATCATCAGTAGGTACATCATTTGCTCGCACCATTCTCCCCCATGCTTTCGGTGCCTTGAACCCGAAGCCCTCAGCTATCTCGACCGGCTCGGGATGATTTTCAAAGTGCAGTTCGTAGGTCATATGAAGAATTTCCCTGGTGCTCCGGTGGACCGGCTCCGGCGTAGGTACTCAGAAGCATCCGAGTATCGCTGCGACAGAGCCGACCGCTTGTCTCGCAAGTCCCGAAGACTGGTGCTCATGTCGGCAATCCGTCGAGTCTTTTCTGAATTGATCGTGCTGATCTGGTCACTAACTCCCCGGCGTTGGGCGACGAGCCGATCAACGACAGTGGCATTGGAATCCTCAAATCTCTTGATGTTGTCCTCTCGCTGGCCCGCTTCCTCACTCATACGGCGGGCTTCGTCGAGCAGTTGAATCTTCTGAACCTCAGACGTGGTCGCCTCCGCCTGCCGACGGAGCCGAGCCGCTTCATCCCGCATCATGCCGACTTCGTCCCGAGCACGTTGATTGGCGGCTTGACCCGCTTCCCGGCCCTGCGACGATGCGTTGCGGGCCGCTTCGATCTGAACGTCGAGCGACCGTTTCTTCTCGGTGAGCGAATCGGTGACACGCCGGTAGCCCTCCCGAAGACGGTCAATCTCGTTCTCGACATCGTCGATCTGCTTGTCGGCAAGTTTCAGTTCGTCGTACCGAGCGTTGCGGAGCCACTCGTCTTTGGCTGAGAGCATGTCCCGAATGTCGTCAAGTTGGCCCTGGATTTCGGCCCGCTTCAGCGGGTCGTCGGTGGCCCGAAGCTGAGATTCCAATTCGTCCCGGCGACGGAGGGCGGCACTCTCTATCCCCGCCGCCATTTTCACCTTTGACTCCAAGGTGGCCTGTTTCCAAATCGCAGACCGGGACTCTGAGTCACCCTTCCGGCGAGCCAATGCTGACTTACGAGCCGCTTCCCGACGCTGTTCTATCTCGGCATCGGATAGCTCTCGGGTGGTCTTCCGGTCTTCTCGGGCATACGGAGTACGACCCGACTTCCGTGGCTTCCGTTTGAACATGCCGGGGGTGTAGGTGCCGACCGCAATCAAGGGCGCAGCATCGCCCTTCACCCCGACATGACAAGCCACGCCGAACCCGCCCATCCGTTGACAGAGGTTGGTGCAATAACCCTTGGCCTTCGGCCCGAGATACTTGACGAGATGTCGGTGACAGCGGGTCCATGATCCCGGCGTTCCCCACCGGATTTTCGCAATCCCGCCCTCACCAATCGTCCAATACTGCTTCAGCTTTTCAGTTCCCTTGATCCCGGCGGGAGTGGGTACGGCGTAGGACAGAATCGCTCGCTCTTCCAACGCCCCGATCAGAGCGTCTACTTCCTCCCATGCCGACGAGCGGATTTTCTTCGACTTGACCACCTTGGGTTCAAACTCCATCCCCTTCGTGGCTTCGTCCACTTGGCGGGTCACGTCTTCGCCTACGTCCTTTTCCAAAACCACGATGGAGGGCGGATCAATCGACCGAAGCGGAATCAACCAGTCGTCGTCCTCATACCACTTGCCGTAGTGACGGCGAAGCAATGTCGGCCCCGGCGCAAGGGCAATCAGTTCCAGAACGGCGGTCTTGTCCAGATCATCGACAATGGCAATCAGCTTGGCCCCTGGCGGGAGCTTGGAAGGCTTGACGGCGGCGACCATCGGAGTCTCGGGAATCCAGGCCAGCGGAAAGTAAGGCCGGAACAGGACCGAGTCGCAGCCCTCCGAGAAGGCTCGGGCGACAAAGGCGACATCTTCAGCGGAAAGCGGAGCGGTTGCGCCCCACATCTCGTCGTCTTCGACCCACTCTTCCCCACTCCACATCAGCCCATCTCGGGTCAAACCGATCACCAGCGAGTCGGTGCCAGCGGCGAGCAGCCCTTCGGGGAGCCGGGAGTCGTCACCGAGCAGGGGCTTTAAAACCTTTCGCCGCTCGTTTTGTAAAACACGCCGGGACCAGAGAGCAGCATCCGTCTCATGCCAAGCGACAAGCTCTAGTTCGTCGAGCACCGGAGCTTCACTGAGATGAAAACTCTCGACTGAGGCCGGTCGGGGAAAGGTGCGCTGGCTCACCAGGGAAGCTCGTCTCCCACTCCAAGGGCTTTGGCCCGCCGTGCCACGTACCACTGGAACTCGGGATGGGTCTTGGCGAACTCGACGGCAGCGGGAAGATCGCGGGCGCTGGCGATGGTGGGAATGGATAGCGATGCCACCACAGTCTGAGTGACCAGCGGTTCCAAAGCTGCGGCATCGGGGTCGCCCGAGTAGCGGACGGTGACTCGGAAATCTTCATCCGGCTTCACCGGCATCGACGTTATCTTCACCGACTTGCCCGCTTGG